TTTTGGTGGTTCAGGTAGAACAAATTTTGGTGTTGTTACTGATAAGAGGGTGAAACGAATTGGTTGTTTTACTTTTAAATCATTAATTGAAGAGAAGAAATTATTAATTCCAGATCCTGATGTGATATCAGAACTCTCCACTTTTATTGAGTATAGAGGTTCATATCAAGCAGACGATGGATATCACGATGATTTGGTGATGCCTCTAGTCCTGTTTAGTTGGTTGACAACTAATCCTTACTTCAGAGACTTAAATGATGTTAATTTGCGTGAGGCAATGTACCAAGAGAGAATTAAACAAATAGAAGAAGACGTTATACCGTTTGGTTTTATAAGCGATGGACAAGAGTTGGAATATGAAGTAGATAGTGGAGATGCTTGGTCAAAAGAATCTCCAAGAGCTCTACCAGGTTATCTATCCTCAAATTTATAAAAAACTAAATAGTGTATAAAGAAAAATTGACCCATAACTAAGGAGAAATCCATGGCATTTCAGCTATCACCTGGGGTAAATGTATCAGAAATTGACCTGACTACAATTGTACCTTCAATCGCTACTTCAATTGGCGGCATCGCTGGAAATTTTAACTGGGGTCCAGTTAGTGAAGTAATTACCGTTTCGGATGAGGTTCGCCTTGCTTCGACATTTGGTAAACCCGACAATACAAATTATGAATACTGGTTCTCAGCAGCAAATTTCTTAGCATATTCAAATAACCTAAAGGTTGTTCGTGCCGCAAACACGACTTCCACTCTTAACGCTACGGCCAATGGCTCAGGTGTTTTGATTAAAAACTCAGATGATTATCTTGCTAATCGTTCTGATGCAGTCAATACAGCTTACGGACCTTTTGGTGCTCGTTATGCTGGTGCTTTAGGCAACAGTCTGCGTATTTCAATTTGTCCTTCATCGCAAGCTTTTTCTTCTAACTTAACAGTTACAGATTCATTAAAAGCTAATGCTGTTACTGCTGGTGATACCGTAATTAATGTTAACGGTACTGCCAATGCAGCTGCAAACGTAGTTGCTGGTGATTTAATTTCCGTTGATGGTGGCACAACATATATTCGTGTTGCTTCCGTTAACGCAACTGCAATTATCACAGCTACTGCATTAAGCACCGTTACTGTTGGTACAGCTGTTCTGCGTAAATGGCAGTATGCTGATTCATTTGGTGTTGCACCAGGTACATCAACATACACATCCGGTTTAGGTGGTTCTGGTGATGAAATGCACGTTATTGTTGTTGACGAAGATGGTCAATTCTCAAGTGGTGCGGCAAACACAGTTCTTGAACGATATTCATTCGTTTCAAAAGCCTCCGATGCACTAAACAATGATGGTTCTTCAAACTTCTACAAAACAATCATTAATGAACAATCTAGAAATGTTTGGTGGTTAACACACCAACCAGGTGCTTCTAATTGGGGAACAACTGCTGTCGCTAAAACATTTACCAATATTAATACACCATTCTCCGCATCAATGACTGCGGGTGCAGATGGTACGATTGGTAATTCAGAAATTATTACTGCATATAATTTGTTTGCAAATGCTGACGTTGTGGATGTTTCATTGATAATTTCTGGTCCAGGTAATTCAACTATTGCTACAAGTTTAATTTCACTTGCTGAATCTCGTAAAGATGCTGTGGTGTTCTTATCACCAACAAGAGCTTCTGTCGTAAACAACGCTGGTGCTGAAGCAACATCCATTCTTTCATTCCGTGCTGGACTAACAAGTTCTTCATATGCATTTATGGATTCTGGTTATAAGTATCAATATGACCGTTATAACGATTTGTACCGTTTTGTGCCGTTGAATGGTGATATTGCTGGTATTTGTGCTCGTACAGACCAAGAACGTGACCCATGGTTCTCACCAGGTGGTTTAAATCGTGGTATTGTTAAGAACTCAATTAAACTTGCATTTAATCCAACTAAAGCAGAACGTGATAACTTGTATGTTCAAGGTGTCAATCCTGTGGTTACATTTGCGGGTGAAGGCACAATTCTATTTGGTGATAAAACATTGTTAAGCAAACCATCTGTGTTTGACCGTGTCAATGTTCGCCGTTTGTTTATTGTACTTGAAAAGACAATTGCTCGTGCTGCTCGTAGTTCATTGTTTGAATTTAACGACCAGTTTACCCGTGCTCAGTTTGTCAATTTAGTTGAACCATTCTTGCGTGATGTTCAAGGTCGCCGTGGTCTAACAGATTATCGTGTTGTTTGCGATGACTCTAATAACACGGCTAATGTAATTGATGCTAACCAATTTGTTGGTGATATCTATATCAAACCAGCACGTTCAGTCAACTTCATTCAACTTAACTTTGTGGCAGTCCGCACAGGCGTTACGTTTGAAGAAATTGTTGGCCGGTTCTAATAAATAGAGAGATAGGAGAATAAAAAATGGCATTTAATGTAAACGAATTCCGCTCTCAGATGGTAGGAGACGGTGCTCGCCCAAATCTATTTGAGGTGAGTATGCCGTTTCCTGGCTTTTCACAGCCTGGAGATGCACAGCGAAAATTAACTTTCATGTGTAAAACGGCTCAACTTCCTGGTTCAACTATTGGTGTTGTACCAGTTCAATACTTTGGTCGTGAATTAAAATTTGCGGGTAATAGAACATTCGCTGATTGGACAATCACAGTTATCAATGATGAAGATTTTGTGGTTCGCAATGCTTTCGAGCGTTGGATGAATGGTATCAATAGTCATAGTCTTAATATTCGTAATCCGTTAGCAGGAACTCCTGGTGGGTATACTGTTGATGCGGATGTAACTCAGTTTGGCAAACAAGGTGATGTTTTGAAAAGATGCCGTTTTCTCGGTATATTTCCTCAAGATATTGCACCTATTGATGTTGACTGGGGTTCAAACGATACTATTGAAGAATTTACTATTACGCTTTCTTACCAATGGTGGGAAGCGACAGCTGACCAAGTGGCTTGATGAAAGGGGGGTCCCACGACCTCCCTTTTTACTTTTTTAGGATGAATTTTTAATGGCATTAAAATTATTTGGTTTTACACTAGGTAAAAAGGATATTGTTCAGGTTGAAAAACCAGAGCAAGCTTCTTTTGCGCTTCCAACCGAAGCAATTGATGATGGTGCAGTTACCATCACGCAAAATGCTCACTATGGTACATATGTTGACTTAGAGGGTTCTGTCCGTAATGAGATTGAACTCATCACCCGTTATCGTGAAATGTCTAATCACCCTGAGTGTGATATGGCAATTGATGAGATTGTTAATGAAGCAATCAGTCATACAGAAAATGGTGAAGTATTAAGGATTGTTTTAGATAATCTGAAACAACCAGAATCAATTAAGAAAAAAATTATTGAAGAATTCAACAACATTCAAAAGATGTTGAACTTCAGTAATCTTGCTGACGATTTATTCAAGCGTTGGTATATCGATGGTCGCATTTACTATCATGTGATTGTTAATGATAAAAAACCTAACGCAGGTATTCAAGAATTACGTTACATTGACCCACGCAAGATTCGAAAAGTGCGTGAGATTCAAAAAGAACGTGACCCAAAAACTGGTGCTAACATTATTAAATCGTTGGCTGAATACTATGTCTACAACGACCGTGGTACAACCACACAGACATTTAGTGCAAACGTAACACAAGGTTTGCGTATTGCACCTGAAGCAATTATCAATGTGAATTCAGGTTTGATGGATGCAAAGAATGTATTCGTCATTTCTTATTTACATAAAGCAATTAAAGCTCTCAATCAATTAAGAATGATTGAAGATGCGGTTGTTATCTACCGTATTTCAAGAGCACCTGAACGCCGTATATTCTACATTGATGTTGGTAATTTACCAAAAGGTAAAGCTGAACAATACATCCGTTCAATCATGATTCAATATCGTAACAAATTAGTTTACGATGCAAGCACAGGTGAAATTCGTGATGAACGTAAACATATGTCTATGCTTGAAGATTTCTGGTTACCTCGCCGTGAAGGTGGAAAAGGTACAGAGATTACTACATTACCTGGTGGCCAGAATCTTGGTGAAATGGAAGATGTAAAATACTTCCAAAAGAAACTATTAAATGCATTAAATGTTCCAGCATCTCGCCTCGATTCAAATAGTGGCAGTATGATGGGTCTAGGTCGCACAACTGAAGTTACCCGTGATGAAGTTAAGTTTGCTAAGTTTGTTAATCGTTTGCGTAATAAATTTGCACAAGTATTTGACCATGCGTTGAGAATTCAACTGGTACTAAAAGGTGTTTGTACCACAGAAGAATATGAAGATTTTAGAGAACAAATCTATTATGACTTCATTAAAGACAACAACTTTACAGAGATGCGTGATGCTGAAATTCTCCGTGAGAGAGTTAACACAGCAACAATGTTAGACCCATTTATTGGTCGTTATTATTCAGCAGCATGGGTTCGTAAAAATGTGCTGCAAATGACCGATGAAGAAATCGAACAAATGGAAAAAGAGATTGAAGAAGAAGGTCCAGTTGCACAACCTGGTGATGAACAGGCACAACAAGGACAAGTTCCACCAGAAGACAATACTTTTGAAAGAACACCTGCTGAATCTGAAACACCAGAACTTGATAATCAGGTAGAAAAATCTGCAATAAATATAAATAGGAAATAATGGAGAAAAATATGACAAATTTTATTGACCAAATTGCAACCGGCGATGCGCTTGGTGCAAAAAATACCATGTCAGATATGTTATCTGCAAAGGCTTTTGAGGCATTAGATGCTCGTAAGCAAGAGTTAGCTGCATCATTATTTGGTGGTTCTAAGCAAGAACAAGCAACAGAAGAACAATGAAATCCCTATTAGAATTTAAATCTATCGTTGAAGAAGAAAAGTCAGACTATTCTAAGTTTGACACTCTGGTTCGAGCTGGTCTTGCCAA